CGTTACCGCAATCGCAACAAAAACCTCACTAGTCAGGCGGGCTAGGCATTTTACATGGAGCATTACATGGCTGAAGAAGAAACCGTTACGCAGGCGGAAGATGCTGCGGCTAAGGTGGAAAACGAGGCTGCCAAGCCCGATGATTCCACGGACAATGAAAATGGCGAGGCTAAGCCCGAAAAGAAACCATGGTGGCAGAAGCGCTTTGACCGTTTTACCGCGCAGAATCAGGCGCTATCCCGCACCAATGAAGCATTAATGGCGGAATTGGCCAATCTGAGGGCCGGAAAAACCGAGGAGGGCGGTAAAAGCGACCTATCGGAAGCCGAGATTGACCGCCGCGCCTCTGCCAAGGCCAGGGAGATAGCCCAGGTCAAGGAGTTCAATAAGCGCTGCGATAATGTCTATGAGCAGGGCACCAAGGAATACGATGACTTTGCCGATGTCGTGCAGAATTTGCAGCGCATGGGTATGATGACGCCGCAATTCCTTGAGCTGGCCACCGAACTCGATGACAGCCATAAGGTGCTTTATTACTTAGGCAAGAACGAAGAAGAGGCCGACAGGATCCAGTCCATGCCCTCATCCCGGCAGGCGCTGGCACTGGCGAAACTGGAAGCGAAATTGGAAAAGCCCGCAGAAAAGAAAGTCTCGAAGGCACCGCCGCCGCCAAAGGCACTAGACGGTAAAGGCGGTGATGGGCGCGCCTACGCCTCTGAATATTACGACGGCATGCCACAAGCGGAATATAACGAGTGGCGTGATAAAACAGGCCGCAAACGCGGTTAATAACGGCTCCCGGATAGCCTATATCCGTGCATGTCTTAACCGGCATAGACCCCCGGAAACCCCATAAGCTGCGCACTCGCTGATTTTCCTGCTCATGGATTGAATGATTTTCAATCAACCCACAAACGCGCCCAGAGCGCGCAGGAGAATTTTATGAGTAACTCACTTTTAACCATCAATATGATTACCCACGAGGCTGTGAAGCTGTGGAGAAACACCAATGCCTTTATCCAGAACATCGACATGCAGTATGACGATAGTTTTGGTATCGAAGGTGCGAAAATCGGCACGCAGTTACGTATCCGCCTGCCGAACGATTACACCGTCACCACCGGTCCGGCACTTTCGGTGCAGGACACGGCGGAGCAAAATACCACGCTGACCGTTGCAACGCAGAAACACGTCGATGTAGCCTTCAGCTCAGTGGAGCGCAAGATGAGCCTGGATGCTTATTCCGAGCGCGTTCTTGCGCCGATGGTCAACAATCTGGCCGGTGCGGTCGCAGCCGACATTATGAGCGGCGTCGAGGGTGGTGTTTGCAACCTCGTTTCCAACGTGGATGCGAATAACAACATCATCAACCCGGTGCTTACCACTTATACGCTGTCGAAGGCGGCGCTGAAGAATAACTCAGCCCCGATGTCGCGGCATAAAATGGTGCTTGACCCGGTGACGCTGGCGCGCACTATCGGCAACCTTTCCGGCTTGCTGAACCCGGAAAAGGCCATTTCCAAGCAGTATGAAAGCGGCGAGATGTACCGCGCTGTCGGCTTTGACTGGTTTGATGACCAGACGGTGCTTAAGCACACCACCGGCACATTCACCGCCGGGACGATCATTCGTGCAAACCAGACCGGCTCTTCGGTGACGACCAGCGCCATCACCGGCACGCTGAATATCGGCGATATCATTACCCTCCCGGGCTGTAATGCCGTCAACCGCGTTACCAAGACGACGACCGGCACTTTGCGCCAGTTTGTTGTCACGGCCAACGTGGCAAGCGGCGCGACCTCAATCCCGGTGTACCCGGCGATTGTGCCGCCGGTAGCCGGTCAGACGGTGCAGTACCAGACGGTCACCGCCTCGCCGACTAATAGCGGCGCTATTCTGCTTACGACACCGGCCTCCGGCACGTATCGCAAGAATATCGCTTTTGCACCGGAAGCGGTCACCATGGTCACAGCCCCGCTTGAGTTGCCGGGCGGTGTGCAGGAAGTAGCGCGCGAGTCCTTTGATGGACTCTCAATGCGCATGCTGACTGACTACATCCCGACTACCGACCAGACGGTAACGCGACTCGATATCCTCTACGGTTATCTGTTCGTGCGGCCTGAATGGGCGGTTGTCATTCCAGACGCAATCTAACAGGAGTTTTTATGGGACAGGTTCGAGGCCATGTTTATGACCGTTTCGCCGGGATGAATTATTCCATCCCGACCGAGCCTGTCCCTGAAAACCCCGAAGGCATGGGAACCAGTCTGGGGAGCAAAGAGCAATACAAGGAAAAGCTGCTGCAGGATGCTGTAGCCCTCGGCATACCCGCGAAAAGAACATGGGGCATTGATAAGCTGAAAAGGGCGATAGATGGCTACGGCCAGTGAAATCGTCACCCAGGCGCTTAAAAAAGCCGGGGTGCTGGGCATAGGCCAAACGCCATCAGCCGAAGATGCCAACGATGCGTTTCTTGACCTAAACGACATGCTGGCGCAATGGCAGCGCAAGCGCTGGCTGGTCTATCACTTGGTCACCTATTCCTTTACTTCGACGGGCGCACAATCCTACACGGTGGGGCCGGGACAGAATTTCAACGTCGCGGTGCGGCCTGACAAATGCGAATCGGCCTATTTCCGCCAACTGGTAAACGCCACGCCCAATCAGGTGGATTACCAGCTCAAGATCGTCAATGCGATGGAAGATTATAATAAAATCACCCTTAAGCAGTTAACCACATTCCCGGAATATTTGTTTTATGACCCGGCGTGGCCTACTGGATTAGCTTATCCATGGCCGGTTATCCAGTCAGGTATCTATCAATTATTCCTGACCTTCAAGGAGCAGCTTACGGCCTTTGCCAGCCTGGCGGCGACGGTGAACCTGCCGCCGGAATACGTTCCGGCGCTTAAATGGAACCTGGCGGCGAGGATACTGACTTCCTACCCGGGGCTGCCGGAGAATCCCAAGCTGATTGCCTTGGCCAAAGACAGCCTTAACACGCTGCGCCTCGCCAATGCACAGGTGCCATCGATGAGCATGCCCGCGCACATCACGCGGCGCGGAATTTACAATATTTACTCTGATCAAACCCACTAAAGGAGAGCACTATGGCTACAGCAGTATCACCCACCCCGTTTGACGGCGGAAAGCGCCTGCACGACGGAAACACCATGAACGCCGTGGCAGCGCAGCCGCTATGGAGCGCGCAGGATGCCGTTACTGCAACGGCCAGCGGCACGCAGGCCACCTCTGTGCAGCTTACCGCCGCCGTTACCCGCTTAAGCACGGTAGCCACGGCCAACGACGGCGTACTGGCGCCCATATCAAGCGCCGGTAAAATGTGCGTCATCATCAACGATACCGCCAACGCCGCTACGGTATTCGGCTCGGGCAGCGACACTATCAACGATGTGGCTGCCGCCACTGGCATTTTGCTGCCTGCAAACACCATGGGCATCCTCTCATGTCCGGTGCAGGGTAAATGGTATTGTGGAACCGATGCGTTTAACTATCAGACCGGCACTTTTACGGCTAATGGCGTTACTGCCGTCACTGTGTCCGATACGGGGATTACCGCCAATTCTCAAGTGCTGATAACGCTTAAAACCGTCGGCGGCACGGTCGGCGCCACCCCGTATGTTGCCACCATTACCGCGGGAACGGGGTTTACCACTATCGCCACCGCTTCCAATACCTCGGTTTATAACTACGCTGTCATTGGCTAAATATGCGTCTCGCGCTCACTGAGGGCGCATACCAGGCTAAATCCATTATCGCCTCCGCCCAGGCGTGCATTAATTTATATCCTGAGAAAAACCCGGAAACCTCGCCGTTTCCTACCACGCATTACCTAACTCCCGGAGTTATTCCGCTTAACACAGCGCCGAGCTTCAATGCGGTGCGCTGTGCTTACCGCGCCAGCAACGGCAGCCTTTACGCGGTCATCGGAAATACCGTCTATGCGGTCAGCTCGACTTTTTCACTGACCAGCCTGGGCACGATTACCGCCGGGCTGACAACGCCGGTGAGCATGGCAGATAACGGGCTGGTGGTTCTGGTGGCCGACGGCAGCACGAGCCTGTGGGCGATCAACCTGGCTGATGCGAATTATACCTTAAATAGCTTTGCTTCCGTCACCGGAGCGGCGTTTTACGGCGCAGATAAGGTGGATTATCTCGATACCTTCCTTATCCTGAACCGCCCCGGCACCAATGATTTTTATATCACCCTGTCGCAAGCCGGTTACGGGATGTTTACGGCGCCGGTCGGCGCGGTGCTTACCGGAACGCTTACGGCAGCCGGTACGGGCGGAACAAACGGCACCTATACCAGCCAATCATTGACCGGCGGTACCGGTACGGGGGCAAAGGCTACCATCGTGGTGGCCGGTGGCGCGGTCACCAGCGTTATCGTTACCACGCAAGGCACTAATTATGTGGTGGGCGATATCTTAAGCGCCTCCATCAGCGGGCTTACTGGATTCCAGTACACCGTCGGCTCGACGGGCGGCTCGGCATTTGATCCGCTCGATATCGCGGCTAAAACAGGCTATCCCGATAATATTGTCTCGTTGATCGTCATGGAGCGCAACATCTACCTACTTGGGGCGCTGACAACCGAAATATGGTATAATGCGGGTGCGGCGGATTTCACCTTCCAGATCATGCCGGGGGTGTTCATCGAGCACGGGTGCATAGCCAAGTACAGCGTATGCAGGCAGGATTTGAATGTCTATATGCTCGGGCAGGATGAGCAAGGGCAGGCGATTGCCCTTAAGATTAATAATTACGCAGCCGAGCGCATTTCGACGCACGCCATTGAAAATATCTGGTCACAATACTCAACCATAGCGGATTGCATCTGCTTTACCTACCAGCAGGAAGGCCACACCTTCATCGTCTATACCTTCCCCGCCGCCAACGCGACGTGGGTATTCGATGCGGCCATGGGGCTGTGGCATCAGCGGGCATTTACCGATAACAGCGGTAATGCCAACCGTATCCGCGCCAATTGCGCGGCAAATGCTTATGGTATGATTGTGGTGGGGGATTGGCAGAACGGGCAGCTTTACCAGCTGACGCTGTCAGCGCAGACCGACGAGGTAGATGGTAACGGACTCAATCCCGATGGCAGCTACCCGATCGTGCGTACGCGCAGCTGGCCGGCACTGCTCAATGAAGATAGGCGTGTCATCTACAATAAATTCATTGCCGACATGGAAGCCGGGAACGACACGGGAGCCATAGATGGCTCTAGCTCGCTGTCGCCGCCGGTTATTTCCCTGCGGTGGTCGGATGACCGAGGAAAGACTTATGGCAACCGCATGGAGCAATCGCTGGGGGCAATAGGCCAATACCTCACATCGCTGCAATGGCGCAGGCTAGGCATGGCGCGCGGGCGCT